CAGCATAAGACCTACTGCACGATCACCTTGTTCGGGAGTAGGGGTGGGTATGCTATCTATAATTTTAACCAGATTATTTTTCATTATCCGCTCCTTATTTTACCAGTGCGTAGGGTTTATTCCAGCGACCAATGTTAACGTCAATATACCAGCCCACGTTAAAGTAATCGCTCTGGATATCGCTCTTATCCCAGTTGCCGTCGTTCATTGCGGGTATAACTTCCTGCAGGAACTCCAGAGCGCGACCGCTAAAGTGTTCTTTGTACCAGTAGGGGTTTACATCTAGAATATTTCTTTTGCGCAAGTAATCAATCTCATCCTGCGCCATATACTTTGCATAAGACTTATTTTTGTCTGTCTCAATATAGTTTTCAATAAAGTCGATTTCGCCCTGCTTGATATTAAGGCACAAGGTGCTGTGATTGCGAACTGCAAGGCTAGCTTTAATGTTGTATTTTTTGCAAATAGCTTTAATAGTGGGTGCCAGCTTTGCTTTGAGTTCCTGGGATACGTATGCCATTTGTTGCTCCTTATTAATTACTATAACCACATTATAGCAATCCAGGGGGTTATTGTCAACCAAATTATTTGTTGCAAAATAACTAACAAAAAGGTTGCATATATGCTAACTGTTGTTTAATTGTTAACTTCTAGATTTTTTAAGTAGGTTTTAAGATCGCCGTCTAGCAAGGCCAGCATACTGGCATCGCTCTCGTCAAAAACAATAATAAGTTCGTTTTGATGAAGGAAATAAACTCCGGGAAAATAACGTTCCAGTTGAATTAGATTTTTGTTGGCTAGGCGTTGTTTGAGAGTGAAACTATAATGTTTTATATTTAAAATTTTAACTAGGAATCTAAAACCAAATGCAGTAAGTCTTAAACTGTTATCATCTGTAAAGTTCCACCATACCGCTTTTCTAAAATCTTGATAGTTAAGATCTGTTTGAGTGCCAGCTAACTCAAGATATTTTTTAGTTAGCTGTGACTGCGAATGGGATTTAGGGGTAGATACGATTGCCGGCACTTAGCAGTACCACGGTAAATTTATCTGTCTTAAAGAGCGCATTTAGTTTTTTGCACAGATTGACTGCGTGACCAGGATTACTAAAACTAGTCTTTTTGTATTTGGGGCCAGGATAGCTGACCAACATATTACTACTTTTTAAGTTAATGGGACGATCTTCGTAGAACACCGCCCAGATACCTTCACTGCTCAGAATCTGCTCGCTCTTGAAAGTTACTTTATCAGTGTGCTCTATTAGGACAGTTGGTTTAGGTCTAGACATTTTAATTCCTCTACGTTTATTTATCCTAGAAAAAGGTATAATCTACGTATATTAAAAACCGCCCCCATCCATAGCTACAGTAATTATTTCATCAGGTTTTTTTGAGGTTTCTATTCTACCCACGGTGGCAAAGTGATTGAGTAAATCAAAGATTTCAGTGTGTAGGTTTTTTGCTTCCTGGGCAGTAAGAATAAGTTGTTTGCTATTATTTTGACTTAGTATTTTTATTTTATCATTAAAAGATTTAAGATTGGGGCTTAGATAATGTTCCATTTTTATTGTTCCTTGATAGCGTTATGGGCTTCGAGTTTTGTGGCAAATGGTCCTAGAAAACTATGCCTGTTTACTGTGATTAATTTAGGACAAAACTCTACTAGCCATTCTGTTTTTTCTTTTATTGCAAAATAACCTGCGCAGAAATAACTTTTACTTTTTTTAGTCTTGGTATATACACTTACACCTAGTCTGACTTCTCGCATTGCATTTTGTGGTATTACATCTGTAGGGAATCCATCAAGAACTTTATTAGTCTTAATAGAATTAGTTTCTTTTTTTACTGGGCTAGTATAAGTCTCAAATTTTATATTATGCGACTGCCCTAGAGTTTTAATAGTGGGGTATTTGTTTCTATTATGTTCTTGGACATAGACATAGCCACCATCTTCCACTGCCTGCACAGTGCCAATTTTGTTGCCATTATTTTCTACTATCCAGTATTTGTTTTTTACAACTGGTCGGGCTACAAGTTTAATCATTTTGTTCAAGATTGAAGTATTCCTTTAGATAAGAAATATCATCGCCGCGGCGATGCGCCTCGTCAATACACTCTTGTAGGAGTAATCGGGCAAAGGAAATTTGTAAGTTTGTGTTAATTACAGGATAATGAGATCCTCCTGCTGCAAGACTAATTTTGTAAATTTTTTCGTTCATTTTTTCCATTTCAGAGTATTCTCTAACCAAGTTTTGCATTCAGCCCATTCTCTATACTGAAAGGATTGGCCGCCGTGATTGGTCCAATCCTGACAATTAGATTCTCTATCGTCTATTAATATATCTCCAGGCTGACAATGCTGCCATTTGTCTTTACTGTATGGACCAAAAAACACTGGGATTCCGGGGAAATTGTCTGCAGCCCAGCGAACTTTGTCATAAAATGCAAAGGGTAAATCATTGTCTCTGGGTATAGCAGTTAAAAAAGCAATGAATATGTCTTTATCAAAATTACTAAACCTGTAGTACTCTATCCAATCAACAAGATCTTTGCCACCGGGCTTTACTTTAAGATCACGATACAATCTTGAATTTTGAGCAAGCTTGTTCCAGATGTCATCAGGATATTCACCAGTACTGGGTGGCGCACCTACTGTTCGTTCCGCATACTCATTGAAGTCTGCCACGACTCCGTCCATATCTATAAAGATATTCATTCTATTAACTTCCTTATTTCCTGTTGCATTTTTAAAAATCTAGTATTGCTGCTTTCGGGAGGAGCATTTTTAAAAAAATAAAAAAGCCAGACAACAACCAAAACAGCAACTAAATAGGTTGCATAACTCCAAAATTTTTCTAGGATTTTAATCCAGTTTAGCGGTAGGTCCTTCATTCTTGTAATTTCCCCCAGGTATATTCAGTGTCTTTAATGTGAGCCACTGATTTAATCCAACCTTTATCCACAGCCGTTTTTATCATTGTTCTATATTCCTGCGGACAATCAGGGCTAATGTACATCATAGCACGAGGATAGACAGCCCAGCCATCGGTTATCTGAAATCCCGGCTCTGACTCAACAATCCTAATTATATTGTTTTTATGTGAAGCGTACTCAATCATACTTCGCCTTCTTCTACCACTCGAGTCTGACAAGTAGTGCCACGGACATAAAGCTGAGCTTCTTCTAGTGTATCGAAAGTCTTGGGTCTGTCGTACATACTTTTACTGCTAGTGCCTTCAGTGAGAGTCCTCCAGAACTTAATCCACATCCAACTAAACTGGAATTGTACGACGTAGAACTTCTTTGCATCATCGTTAGTGTACTCGACAATTCTATATTTCATTGGTATTCAGCCCCTAGCATTTCAGCATATTGTGTGGCACTCTCGCTGAGTTTTACTAGATCATAACGTCCACAGAATTTTAAAAACTGCGCACCTATCATCTTGGTCTGCTTGGATACACTATTACTAGTGATAGTTTCTGTAATCTTGGCACGAATATTTTCCGGCTGTGCGCTAAGATCCACTAGTATACGATTGCGATTATAGTCATCTAGTACACGATGTTCTACGCCCTCGTGGTCCACCCATTTTTGTAACATTAGGTTATTCCAGGAGTATCCGCGACTTTCGCGATCAGCATAAGCTTCAATTAGGCCTATTTTATTTTTACTCCCCTTGGTACGCACTCCCGGATAAGCTGAAAAGATATTATCGCTGGAATCTCCACGCATACATTTTTCAAATAATATCCATTGTGGATCTGGAATAGTCTTGGGCTGTTTTGTTTTTTTATCTATAACAAGATTGCCCTTCTTATCTAGTATGCCATCTAGAGTGTGCAGTTCGTCCTGAATGCCATTGTATTGCACCACGTTGTTGGCAAGAAGTTGATGAAAGTCTGTATCACTACTTACTATTATGTGAGAATCATTGGGATGCGCCTGTATCCAACCTGCAACCAGATCGTCACCTTCTAGTTCAGAATGTTGCAGTACTGTGCAATTGGTCTTTTCTATTAGAAACTTTTGTAATGTATCAAAGGTTTCCCAGAACATACGATCTTCTTCTTGTTCACGTTCTGTTAGGGCAGCTCGTGCCACAGCTCGGTTTGCCTTATAGGGTTTATAGTAGTCCTTGCGCCAGCTGCGACCCTCTAGTGCGAACACCACGTGGTCAGCTTTTTGATCACGCCAGGCCTTAAACACACTACCCAGAGTTACGTGTAGAGCAAAACCAACTCGTTCTTCGGCCGTGCTGGCTCTATGTGCGGCGTGTCTGGCACGGAAAAAGGTATTAGCAGTGTCAACAATCAGATATTTTTTCATAGTATAATAGTAGCTTATTACACTAATTTTGTCAAATGTTCCGAAATATAAGTTGCCCAGATTCTATGAGCCTGGCCATTAAAATAACCATTTTGATTAGGTTTATGCCCACGTTTGGTAAGATAACTTATGTAATCTGAAGTGGGATAAAAAATATGACGCACTTCCCTATCTTTAAGATAGTTACTCAATTGTCTGAATTTTTCCAGATCCCTAAAGGGAAACCCCAGTACAACTTTAAGCGCACCACGTTGCCAGTTTCTATCAACATAGTTTTTGGTATGATACAAAACATCCATTTCGGTATTTCGTATATCAGCCTCGACCTTGATTTCCGCTTTAAAAACGTCTGCTAATAGACAGGGCCAGCTTGTGGCATAATTTGTTGGATGCGGAACACGGCCTTGATACCAAAGATCAAAATCTTCCTCTGCAACAGCGTAGGGTACTTGTGCGTAGGCACCTGCACAATGTCCGTCACCGTTAACATAGATTATCACGACACTTCAGTCCTTCCGTTTCCTAGATTTTTTCTATTAACGGATAGTCTATCAGTGTCATTAGCTTCATATTGTTCGTAGGTCTCCATAACCACATTGCGGCAGATTGTCTGAAACCATTGTTCAACAATCTGGCTATCGTCCTTGCCCTGATAACCTGCTCTAACAAGTTTGCTAACAAATTGATCGTTCCAGTCCAGTTCAAAGGCACCATTGCCTATATTATCCGGATCAAGGTCTACACTTAATATGCCCACCCAGGGCTCACCACGCTCCGTGGCTAGGTCCTTGGGAGATTTAGACTTGGCGCTTACTCTAGTCTTACCCTTGGTTTCTTTACTAGTTGTTGTGGCAGTAGTTGTTGTTTTCTTAGTAACCATTCTTTAAGGTCCTTAAAATAAATTCTTCGCTGTCATAATATCTATCCTCATAATAAACCTTGCCATCTTGAGGAAAATAAACTATTCTAGCTCGCATTGCAGGAGTCAACCAGAGCATTTTGTCAGTATATCTACATTTTTTTGGCCACCAGACAAATACTTCACTGACTATGGCATTGTCTAAAAATGTAGGCTCGTTAATCCAGTCTTCGCCCATCAAGTACTCCTTTTGTTTTTTTCTAATTTTTATTAGATTTAACGTTAATCTTTTTTCCTGATCAGTGTAGCTTGTCCAGTTACTTATTTCTTCAATAGATCGGAAACAGCCCTGGCAGACATCGTCCTGCATCTTACAAATATTAACACAGGGACTAGCTATTTGACTCATCTAGGTTAGTGCCCCATTTAAACTTTAGCCATAGGCGTTCGTGAATGTAATGTGCTAGTGTCATCCATATATTAATTATAATTGCCCCGCCAAGTCCAGTATAGGCAGCGGTGATCAACGTAGCTACAATTCTCCAACAAATTGCTCGTACTATAGTTCTTTTATGTGTTTCAGTCATTAGGTTCCCCAGGCATTTTTGAATAGGGGAACTTGCAATCGGTCACTATATCTTAGACCGTGTTGCATTGCTAACTCCGCTACTGTTCGATTGTTTAATGAGTAGACGCTTTCTACTCCTCCCACAGGCATTAGATATATATGCCCGCTAAATCCTTCTTTTTTGTACAACTCTATTACTTCCAGTGCTTCTTCTACATCTTGGTTGGATGCTACTACAAATTTTAAGTATGTATGACCTAAGTCCTCATACTCCCTAACTATGTCTGGACGAATGGCATCTTGTCTCTTTTCTCCGCTTACACTTAGTTTAGGACTTACACTAAATGTTAGATTATGATACCCATTTTTATGTGCCCACTTATATAGATATAGTTTAAATTCTCTAGTTATCTCTTGTGTGCCGTTAGTTTCAAAAGTAATATCTTTTAGTTTTTTTAATTTATCGTGGCTTAATAGATCAGGATAGCTACGTTGCCAGCCCAGCAAGGGCTCACCACCAGTAATGACTAAATGTACATTACCCCATTTATTTTCAGGCAAAAGTTCCATTATTCTGTCTGCAATGGCATCCACTGTTAGCACAGGACTTAGATCTTTAAATCTAGCGTCCCAGCTAGCATAACTATCACAACCTGTTTCCACTATGGGAAGATCTTCATATCGGGAATAGGAACCGATGTTTAATGCCACTTGGTCATTGGCTGTGCTACGTTCACCACGTGGCATACCAAATCCTGCACAGGTAAAGTTGCAACCAAATGTACGTAAGAAAACAGAAGGCACACCCATAAAGCGTCCTTCCCCCTGTATGCTATAGAATAATTCTGCGATTTTTATTTTGCTCATAGTTTACCAATGTCGAATGATACCTGCTATAATAAACAGGTTAGTTATAATGTATATTAGCACAATAGCGGTACGTATACAAGCAATTTTATTTGCTTCAGAATCAGTTGTTCCTGATTTCTCGCCTAGTGCCTTTGCCCATAATCGCCAAAATTCATCTTTCATTTTAATTGAAGAGATCTTCGTCCCATTCTCGGTGCCCTTCACGAAAGGCCATATTGCTTTGTGTCTCTCTAACTTCCACTCTGTAACACCAGAGTCGTTCTGCTTCGCCAGGACCCCACATATCAGGAATATACACACCATTGACGTATTTGTAAAGCATATCGGCTAAACCTTCACAACCTAGTCTTGGTAGTATGGTCAATTTAGCAAGTTTTTTCTCTTGTAGCAATTTAAATGTTTCTAATTCAGGATCATCTTGTGCTACAAGTAATGTGTGATCAAATTGATCTTCCAGTATCTTTTTAAGTTCTTTAAGGCCACCATAGTCAGCGGCCCAATTACGCACATCTAAATTATCTGTGCCAAAATAGAACTTCATACTAAATGAATAACCGTGGATTAGATTACAATGACTATCAGCACGCCACTGACGATAGGCGCAGGGGAAAGCATCGTGATATTCCTTGGTGCTTACGTATTTGTAAGTTCTTGGTGGTTGTACGTCGTTAAGGTAAAGCATTAGATTCTCCTATAAGTTAATATAGGCCTGCAGAATTTGTAAAGCGGGATGAAGAGCCAGGAAGGCCGCTGTGTAGAATATTATTTATTGCAATAACATTCTTGTTAAACCAATTGTGTCTATAGTTACTAGTAGCAGGTAGTTAGCCAACATCCCAAACGATTTCCTAGTATAAGCAGCCCAGCCATAGATTGCGCAACCAGTAATCCAGATAGGATATAGTACAAGTAGGGGAGGTTGAGGAACAGTGAGCGCCATAGTGATACTACACCCAATACTAATAGCCCAAGCAGTAAGCTCAGCAATGAACCTAATAGGATGGGACTTGAAATCATCGTTAATCCATTTAAAAATACCAGCTAGTATGTTATTCAAATATTTTCACCGTGTTGTTGTTCATATAGTTCCATTTGTTTCTGTAAATTAGTGTTTATAATTAAATCGAGGTATTTTAAAACAAATAAACTAGCAATAGATGCATCTTCGCCATTAAAATGTAGTTTAACCTGTGGGCCACTAGTATATTTATAACTACGTTTACCTCGACCGTATCTCACGTAGGTTGTGTCTACTTTCCTACCACGTACATCATAGTATGTGTCTAGTATAACTTCACCACCCACTAGCCTGTACCACTCAATCATATCATCAGTCAAGCGTTCTACATCTATACTGATACTAAAATTAACTCGGCAACCAGGAGGCAGGGGTATCATTTATGCCACCAGGTCTCATAGGGAAAGTCTACCCAGATATCTTCTTTAGCTTTGTCAATTTCCATACCAAAATAATTCATTGCAGCGTCACAATTACTACTTGCATTGTCCACTACTACGGCAAATTTAACATTGTTGCCCCAGATACTATTCCAGGCTGCATCATTAGGCATACAGCCTGATTGCCAGTCCTTGATGATCCAGTTAAATGTAGCACCAGTGTCATTAATATCGTCAACTATCAAGATATTTTTTCTCAAGGAAGGATCAGATGCAGGCATATCCTTGGGTCTTGGTATTTCCTCAGTGTTCAAATATCCGAGTGCATCTTCAGCCATCCAGAGATTACTTTCCTGATCGCTACCATCACGTAGACTTACTTTGAGAGTTTCACAAGGTACTTCAAAATAATGACTAAGCATAACTGCGGGCAGCAATCCTCCCCGCGTTATACCAACAATATAATCAGG